TAAAGCCATGAAGAGTGTGAGTCGGACCAGTCCATAACTCCTGAGTATTTCTAATATACCAAGCCATTATCCCTTACGCCCCTTAGCCGCCATTTCTTGAAACCGCTTCTTGCCATATTTCTTTCTGCCAATGGCAGCCGCAAGTGCCTTCGGGTCTTTAACATCCTTCTTTTCTAACTCTCGCACCAGCAAAGAAAAACGTTTACCAGTTCCTAGTTTCGGCTTCTTCATGTTCTATACTTCCTTACTTTCCGAGCAATTGCTTTCGGTTGAGCCACAAACTGCTGACCCTTTGCCTTACCCGCTCGTTTAGCTCTGGTTGTAGCTGCATATTCAGAATCACTAAGAGCAGCAATAGCCGCGCTAGGTAAGTACCGCTCACCAGTCTCACTAGATTTCTTGCCAGACTTGGTGCGCCACTTCTGCTTTCCCCAATCCAGTAAAGATTTCTGAGAAGGTCTCATGGCGCTTTCTTTGTGGTCAAAATAGTCTTAGAAGAAGAATCAACTTTCTTTCCCCTATAGTCAGTAGTTGTTCCGCTACCAAAGCTATATCCAGTCTTCTTCATGTCTTCGACTTTTTCAATATAGTTTTTTAGCTTACGCTCTTTAGCTTCCAGCTTCGAGCTAGACTCACCACCGCGCAAAAGTCTAATGCCACGGCGAAGAAGCTGAATAGCCGCAGTGGGCGTTGTTAAAACAGCATCCGCTAATTTTGGATCGTCTTTAACAGTAGGCAGCTTAGGAATACTGCGAAGCTCTTTCTGAACATCTTTTAAAAGAGTCTTAGCTCTTTCTTGTGCGCGAGTTGTTCCATCCATTACTTATACCCTCCACCACGCTTCTTATATTCCTTCGCAAGCAATTGCGCTTTTCTTGCCGACCATTGACCTGCCGCAGTCCCATGCGTTGCCTTTGCTTTGATTCTACGAAACAAAGAAGCCCTCATCTTAGGCTTAGTATAATTGCCAGCTTCATTTACCGCCATTAGAACTCTCCAGTAGCAGTATCAAACAATTGTTGCTCAAGCTCTTTAAGCCTTCTTCTCAAACGCTGCTGCTCTGCAGTCTCACCACCAGAAACACCGCGTTTGTTGTATCTAGTTATATTCCTAAGAAATAAAGTTTTTTTGTTAGCCTTCTTGGGTTGACCATCTTCATCAAGATTCAACCTCTTCTTAATACTCTCTATCTCAGCTTGTATTTTCTTACGGTCAGCCATTAGTACATCTTCTAATACAGCAAAGAACGAGGTTGAGTGCCTTTTCTTTTTTGCTCTTTAGGTACAGGTCTTGCGTCCATTTGTTTCTTTGCACTTACAGCCATAGCACCAAGACCAACACCTTGCTTTTTTTGCTTAGATAAATTTACAGCCGTTTTACTCATCTTAGCCATACACATTAAATTTCCTCCATAGGCATTAGCAAGCTACGCTTTTCCATTCCAATCCGTTCTGGAACATCCTTAAATGTCTGCTTCTTCCGCTCAATCCTCTTCATAGACAAAGAAGGTAAAGGACCAAACTCAGGCTTCATCTCCTGATACATCTGTTCAGCACTCTTGCCACCACCAAAACACATTATGCCGAACTCCTGTTATTCCGTACATATCTACGCGCAGCCTCTACACTGCCAAATCCCCACTTCTTCAATGCTAAAGCCTTCCGCGTAGGGCGACCCTTCTCATCCTTCATCGGACCCTTCATACCAGCAAACCTAGCAGCAAAAGAAACCTTCCTCGCCTTCTGCCTATCAGTCTTGGGTTTGCCAGTAACAGGCGGCTTTAAATTAGCTCCCTCAGTGCGAGCAAAGTATCTCCTACCTGCCGGAGTTAATCCACCTTCTGGGTCTTTATGCTCTTCTCGCATAACCAACACTCTTCAATAATAACTTAACCTTGGACATGTCATCCCTAGGTGGTGCCTTCTCAGCTTGTTTCGCAAATCTAGCCATGACGAACCTATACTATAAAAAAAATAATTCTGACAATGCACAAAACATTTGAAAGGCAGAGCCTTTTAATGGTGAAAAATATTTCGTGCCAATGCACAAACCTTTTTGGCTAAAAATGTTAGGGAGGGACCAGTAACCATAGCGTGTAGGCGGTTTTTCCCCCCACCCCCTAGCCAAGATCAATTGAAACGCGAATGTCCCCAGCCACTTGAACCTGTGAACGATCTATAGGTTTATAGCCAGCCCTATCCAATAAATCCTTGCTCGCTTCTAGCTGAACATACTCAGATTTAGCGTTCTGAGATAGCCTACGCACAGTGTTCATTGCTGCAGTAGCACTAACTCCAAATTCCTCATTCATCCTTTGCATTAGATACTGCTGCACGTGTGCAGTCTTTAATGCTCTGTAAGCGGAGACGTATCCAGCCTTCCCTTCACTGTATCCTGCTTTGCTCGCAGCCTTAGCTGGCGGTAGCCCTTCTGCTACCATTATATCAACTAGCGCCACTTGTTTATCAGTCAGTTTCTTAGCTGGAAGCATATGTTAACTTTCTATATCTACCCTGTATAGCTATAAGGATACAGACTTTCAGTCCAGTTGCTTAGTGGTGAAGGTCTATGCTATATCTTTCTACGCTTTAGGTTTAAGATGATCTATCTATATTCCCTTGCTCTAGCCCCCCCTTCCCTCTTCCCCCCCATTACAACACGATTCTTCAGTTGCTTGTCAACCCCTTACGTTGCGTAACATCCTAAAAAACATACTACACCACTACATCTAGTGTCAGTTGTTAGCTTCGTTCTGATAGTAGCGTCATAGCGCCGTTCTCCATCGCTGCGGCTACCTCGCTTGCCATCCTTCATGTCATCAGCCTTCAACAGTTCGCAAGGTACGCTTTGCTTTGCTCCTTGCGAACTGCAAGCGCCTTTGGCGTTTCAGTCTGTGCCATTTGTCTGTCATCGCGAGGGTAGTCCTCGCTACAAATGGAGAACTAGCAAATGACTAAGAAACTATCAAAACTCGCACAACTGAAACTAGACGTAATTAACTACCATCTACACGATGATGAATCTACACACCGTCAGAATATTGACGGCACTGTAGAACAGGCTCAGATCAATGAGCGCTTTCTCATCGGGCTGGCAAGGGACGCTTGCTACACCAGTCATAACAGCATCACGTTCAAGAAGAAGCAGATCGCTGATTCGCTTGCAGAGTATGACACTGCTATCGAAGAAAAGAACATCTACGACCAAGAGCGCATTAAGCGCTGGATCGACCGCCTTGCCCCAGAACTTGACGAGTTGACGCTACGTCATGAGGCTGACTTAGTGGTATTCTCCACGCTTACTGGCGGCGAAGCATGGCAACCCAAGTCACAGCCTACAGCGTCTAAGGTTGTTGACTTCAGCAAGCTCAGAAAGCGGGTGGCCTAGTGCCCCCGTTACTTCTTGACTTCATCGCAGCAGCGTCACTCTTTGTGGCGCTGTTTGTTTGCTGACGTAACGTCACACTTGCTTTTGTTGTTTAAACCAGCTACAACTGAATTGCGTCGTCGGGTTTGGTCACTCGGTCGGCAGCTAGGTAAGAGGGCCTCGGAACAAAAAGCGAGTGTCAATAAAAGCAAGAAACCCCCGCGAAAAATTGCGGGGGTTTTTTTTGACGTAACGTAACAATTGATTATTAATTACAAACGCTGCACAATTGCAGTGAAAGGAGAACATCATGAACAACAAAACTAAACTATCATCAATGCTCAACTGCATGAAGATCGTTAAGAATTTTGCAAATGATCGGCAAGATTACTTACACAATCTTGAATATTATTCATCGCAAATTGAAGTTGAGTTTTCTGACTTCAATGACCCTAACACTGTTGCAAGGGTTAAAGTTTTCACACGTTCTTTCATGCAAGACATGGGTACAGACAGTCATGAAGATGATATTTTCATAGCTACTGTTCCATTAATCTAACCCCTAAATGGAGAACACTATGACGTTTATGAAACCAATTAACGATTGGAATTTTCCAATTGAAATGATGCCAACACCTAATGCTGTGACTGGTGAGCCTGTGCCTAACTCGGTGCAGGTAATACGCACTGACACTAATGAAGTAATGGGCGTTCACGGCAGTAAGTACAAACCTGTTAGCCATCAGTTAGCTGTTGAATCTATTCTTGATGCAGCTAAAGAGGCTGACATTAGCTCTGACTTTAATACTAGCATCGAAGTCTATGAGGGTGGTCGCAAACTCAGAGCCAAGATCACATGGCCTGACGTAACAATTGCACCACAAGTCGGAGATCACATACAATATCAAGCGCTTGCAAACAACAGTCTTGACGGAAGCTGGTCGTTTGAATTGTGGAGCCAAGGCTTGAGGCTATGGTGTCTTAATGGTTGCACTACACCTGATGTTATTACGCGCACACGCTACAAGCACACTGCCTCTATTAATGTTGAAAGCAGCGCTGCCAAGATTCAAGATGGCTTGCGTCATTTCTTTGAACAGAAAGATCAATGGCGCGATTGGATGGCAACAAAGATAAGCGATGAGATTGCAGAGAATTTATTCAAGAAGCACCTCTGCAAAATGCACACTCGCCAAGCCAACGTGGTCAAGACTAACGAGCGCCAACTGGAAAACCTGCTCGGTCTATGGGGTAATGAGAAATCAAATCTCGGCC